AAAGGTACGCTACTGACCCCTATTTAACGTTTCCCAACGCACTTTTAACATTTCGCAACACTTTGTGGCACGGTTTTTGCTGGGTCGCCACTTTACCAAAATTTAACATTTTGCACCCGACTTTGGCACGGTTTTTGTTATGCGTGTGCGCCCGTGAAATTGTTTCACGTGGAACACTGCCGCACCGATGCACGAAATAAAATGTTTCACGTGGAACACAACACCAAGAGTTAAGAAAAGTTAAAACGAAATAATTTGTGCGCTTATGCTTGTATGTTAGAAAAATGTTGTATCTTTGCAGTGTTCAATTAAACATTTTGAAATTATGAAAGAGTTGATACAGCATTTCAGAGAGCAACCGAAAGAAGCAATTAAAGAAGTCGCAATGTGTGTTATGATTTTCGCCGTTTGTGGTGCGATGTTGTTTTTATCTGCAATCTTGCAAGGTTGCACCGTTTCAAAGGGTACAACGGTACGGGGCAAGGCTACGATAGTAACAACCGATACAACGGTAGTCAAACACAACGGCACGTTGAAATTTAAGAAGTCTATGTTTAACAATTAAAAGTTTACTACAATGGAAGAAAAAAGAAACGCATTTGATGAATTTTCGTTTGCCGCTTTGTCGGCGTTGGGTAGCCTTATGGCGTGTAATGAAGTATGCCGCAACCAACGTGCGGTTATGAAAATAAACCGCTTTCGTGCGTGGCTTATGGACTTGAAACCGCAAACCAACCCCGAACCAAATTTGCCGTTTGACGGTGAACCGCAAGGACAGACAGCCGAATAATTAACAATAAGTTTAACAATTAAAAGATTACTACAATGAAAAGTTTTGCAAGTAAATTTAACAAGACAACTTTCGGTATTGACACAACCGATTTTCAGTACACCAAGTTAGCCGATATTTTTAACAGCGAAAGCGAGGGCGGCAAAGATGTGGTACACAAGATTAACGGACTTTATGTACACAAGTCGCAATTAGGCGACAGCCCCGTAATTATTGATGAGGAAAACAAACGGCTGGTGAACCTACCAAGCCACACCGCCGAAACGGTGCGTGAAATACTTGCCGATGATGAGGCAGTACAAACTATCAAAGACGGCAAAGTCGGGTACACGATTTACGAGTACGAGAGCCACGGAAAGAAGTGTTATTCTATTTCGTTTGTGGACTTGTAAGAGTTTGAAAAGTTATGTTTAACTTTGTAGGGGTTGCAATGTTTGTAACCCCTATTTAATATAACAGCGTATGGCAAAGTTAGGTTTCAAGATTAAATTTACAAAGTCTGTATTTGGTGCAACCCAACGGGCGAAAATCAAAAAAGAGATATTGCAAGCCGTGGAAAGCAGCCCCGAATATAGAAAAGAGATTGCAAGGGTTTTCCAAATGGCAAACCGCCGAATACAGAATATAGAGCAAAGCGGACAACTTTCGCCAGCCGTGCAAGCGTTGAACAAAGGCGATGTAAAAGGCTTTACCAAGTTTTCAATGAAAGGCGATTGGAACACCCTAAAAATTGAGTACGGCAAGGCGATTTCGTTTTTACGCCAGCCAACCAGTACGGCGCAAGGTGCAAGGCAGTACGGGCAACACCTGCAACGTATGTACGATTTAACGCCCGATGAATACAACCTTATGGCAAGGAACTTGCAAGGCAAGTTAAACAGCGTTTCGGATAGTGATTTCGTGGAACGCTATTTGATGCGGTACAAGGATTTCACGGGCGAAATGGAGCAAAGCGCAAGCGATATAAGCACCCAAATAGAAAGTGAAGCGCAAAGCATATCACGGGCGATTGATGCAGAGATAGAGCGGCAAGCAAATGAGGTAGCCGACCAAATGGAGGATATGCAAAACGATATAGAGCGCATTTTGCGCAACTTTGGCAAGTTTGGCTTATGAAAAAAATACCTTTTGAGTTACAAGAAAGAATAAACAGCCCGACCGAAATAACCGAAATACTGAAAGCCGCCGTAAATGAAAAAAACATTATCGGAAACAGCAAGGGCGAACGGTTTTACAACGTGCCGTGCGCATTTGATATTGAAACGACAAGTTTTTACCGTGATACGGACGGACGGGCGTACACATACGAGCAAGTGCAGCGTATGCAGGACGGGAACGGGCGCAAGGCGAAATTAGAGAAAGCCGCAATAATGTACGTTTGGCAGTTTGGCATAAACGGATATACAATAATGGGGCGCACGTGGGGCGAATTTGTTACGATGATGCAGACCGTAAGCGAGGTTTTGCAACTGAATGACAAATTACGCCTTATTGTGTATGTGCATAACCTTTCATACGAATTTCAATTTTTGCGCAAGTGGTTTGAGTGGCAACGGGTTTTCAGTATTGATTTACGCAAACCGATTTATGCGATAACAACGGGTAACATAGAGTTTCGTTGTAGTTACTTGCTTTCGGGTTATTCGCTTGCAAAGTTGGGCGAGCAACTTATGAAATACAAGTGTGCAAAAGCCGTGGGCGATTTGGACTACCAGCAAATAAGGCACAGCGAAACGCCGCTGACTGATGCGGAAATACATTACTGCATAAACGATATTAAAGTAGTGATGTGCTACATACAAGAACGTATCGAGGAAAGCAAAGGGATAACGCACATACCGATAACAAAGACGGGGTTTGTGCGCAAGTATTGCCGTGCGCACTGTTTGCGTGAAAAGAGTGATGCAGGAAAGACCGTACCAAATTGGGATTACGTAAACTTGATGCAGGAACTACAAATTACGGGTATGAATGAATTTAATATGCTGCAACGTGCGTTTGCAGGCGGTTTTACACACGCCAACGCCGAATATACAGACGAAATAATGTACAACGTGGATAGTTACGACTTTACAAGCAGTTACCCGTATGTAATGATTGCGGAAAAATACCCGATGTCGCAAGGCGTTGCAATCACGGTTAAAAGTATGGCGCAATTTGAGTTTTTAATATCAAAGTATTGTTGCGTGTTTGATATTGAGTTTACCAACATATTTGCCAGCGAAACGCAAGACAACCCGATAAGCGCAAGCAAATGTTTTGTGAAAGAAAACCCGTGCGAGAATAACGGGCGTATTGTGGCGGCTTCAAAAATTGCGCTGACAATAACCGATGTTGACTTTAATATAATCAAAAATTTTTATACGTGGGAAAGTATGCGAGTTGGCGAAATGTATTGTTACAAGAAAGAGTATTTGCCGACACCGTTTGTAAAGTCTATCCTACATTTGTACGAAAGCAAGACGAAATTAAAAGGCGTTGAGGGCAAAGAAGTGGAATATCTAAACAGCAAGGAAATGTTAAATAGTTGTTACGGTATGAGTGTTACCAACCCTTTGCGTGATGAGTTTACATATAACGGCGAATGGGATATTAACTCAATGACAGCCGAACAAAAACAAGAACTTTTATACAAGTACAACACCAGCAAAAACCGTTTCTTGTTTTACCCGTGGGGCATTTTCGTAACCGCATACGCACGGCGCAACCTTTTCACGGGCATACACGAAGCAAAAGACGATTACATATACAGCGACACCGACAGCATTAAAATAATGAACGGCAAGGCGCACGAAGCATATTTCAAGGCTTATAATATGCAGGTGCAAATGAAATTGCGAGCCGCCTGCAAATACCACGGTTTGCCGTTTTCCCTTTGCGAGCCGCAAACGATAAAAGGCATAACAAAGACTTTGGGCGTTTGGGATTTTGAAGGTACATATACACGGTTTAAGACGCTGGGAGCTAAACGGTATATGGTGCAAGAACCGAACGCACTCAAAGCAGGCGGACGGGCATACGATTTCAGTTTAACCGTTTCGGGCGTAAACAAAAAAGCCGCAATTCCCTACCTTATTGAAAAGTACGGGGCAAACGGTATCTTTGACGCTTTCACTAATTATCTGGATATACCGCCGCAAGCAACGGGCAAGAACATACACACGTATATAGACTACGAGATACAAGGCGAAATAACCGACTACAAAGGCAGCACGGCGCATTACAACGAACGCACGGGCGTACATTTAGAGCCAACGGGGTACAGCCTTTCCCTTTCGGTTATGTACATAAATTATTTGCGAGGTATTAAATTTAAGGACTAAAATAATAAGAGTATGACAACAAGAAAGACAAAGACAGACAAGCCGAAATTTTACGACTTGAAAGCGATTTTAAGCAAGAACGCCGACTATAATGTTATATTTGGCGAACGGTCAAACGGCAAGACTTATGCAGCCTTAAAATATGGTTTGGAAAACTATATCAAGACGGGCAAGCAAATGGCATATATACGCCGTTGGCGTGAGGATTTGAGGGGCAAACGTGCCGAAAGTCTGTTTGCAAACCACGTGGCAAACGGGCTTATTGAGGAACTGACAGAGGGCAAATTTAACGAAGTGTTCTATATGTCGAACAAATGGTTTTTATCTTACTACGATGCAGAGAAAAACAAGCGGACACCCGACCCGACCCCGTTTTGTTACGGGTTTTGTTTGTCCGAGCAGGAACACGAAAAAAGCAGCAGTTACCCGAATGTTACAACGATAGTATTTGACGAGTTTCTGACACGGAGGTATTATTTGCCCGATGAGTTTATGTTGTTTATGAACCTTTTGAGTACGATAATACGCCAGCGCAACGATGTTAAGGTTTTTATGCTGGGGAACACGGTAAACAAGTTTTGCCCGTACTTTACTGAAATGGGTTTGAAGCAAGTGCCGTTTATGGAGCAGGGAACGATAGATATATACCGCTTTGGCGAACACGGTGCAATCGTGGCGGTTGAGTATTGCAGCACGATAGTACAACACAAAGCCAGCAACAAGTATTTTTGTTTCGATAATCAAAACTTGCAGATGATTACGGGCGGTAAGTGGGAACTTGCCGTATATCCGCATTTGCCGTGCAAGTACAAGCCGCAAGATGTGTTGTTTGTGTACTATATCAAGTTTAACGATGTTGTTTTGCAAGGTAACATTATCCAAGTGGGTAACGAGTGTTTCACGTACATACACGCAAAGACAACCCCGATAAAAGATGAGGAAAACAGCCTTATTTATTCGCTGGAAATGAACGGCAAACCGAACTACAAACGCAAGTTGTTAAGTACGGCAAGTTACGTTGAACAACAAGTCGCACGGTTTTTCGCAATAGACAAAGTTTTCTACCAAGATAACGAAGTCGGCGAGATAGTACGCAATTATTTAATTACAAGCGCAAAAACAAACATTGTTTCACTGAAATGAAAATAACGGGCGGTTTGGTGCAAATTTCGTGCCGAACCGCACGTTTTACGAAATAAATGCCTATCTTTGCAAGTAGTAACTTAATTTATAACGATATGGACGCAAATACTATTATTCAAATCATTTCAAGTTTGGGTTTTCCGATTGTGATGTGTGGGGCGTTGTTTTGGTATATGGTGAAACAAAGGCAGACGCACCAAGAAGAAACGGAACACCTAAAAGATACGATTGCGGAAAATACGAAAGTGTTAGCCGAATTAACAACGCTTATTAAAGTTTTGACAGATGAAAAGGAAAGATAACATTTACAAGTTGTACCAAGAGCAAATAAGGGATAAGGACACCGCCGTAACCGAATTTATTGCAAACACGTTGGCGAAAACTCAAAGTATGTTTGAGTATGAGGGTTTGCCCGACAGCATACCGCAAAAGGAATTGGAGCGGCTTTTGCAGACCACGGGCAACGCCTTTGTTACCAGCGTGGACGGGGTTTTGTATGCGCTTTCGGGTGGCAAAGGCGGCGAACCCGATGTTTACGGACGGGCAACGCTTTACACCGTGGCGAACCCTGCAATAAAGTTAAACAAAACCTACGATATACAGAAAGACGGGGTTTTGATTGAGAATGACAGCAACGGCGAAAGCCTTTTGCCGCTTATCGGGCGTTATGCCGTCTTATATACTGACGGGCTTATTTCGTTGAACACGGCAAGCATTTTGACCCGTATTACAATGCTTATAAGTGCCAGCGATGACAAGACAAAACAGAGTGCAGAAGAGTTTTTGCGCAAGATACAAGACGGCGAGTTTTCAATTATCGGGGAAAACGCTTTTTTCAAAGGCGTTAATATGCAGACAGCCCCGACCACAAACAGCGTATATATTACGCAACTTATTGAGTTGGTGCAATACTACAAAGCGAGTATGTACAACGAATTGGGGCTAAACGCAAATTATAATATGAAGCGTGAACGGCTCAATTTGGGCGAGGTATCAATGAATGTGGACGTACTTTTGCCGTATGTGGATAATATGCTAAAAGAAAGACAAAATGCAGTTGAGAAAATTAACGCAATGTTTGACACCGAAATTTCGGTTAAGTTGGCAAGTAGTTGGGGTTTGGAAAGGGATAATTACAACGCTTTGGCGGCTGATTTGGAAACGGCAAAGGAAAACCCCGACCCGACAGACGAACCCGACCCGACAGAGGAAAGCACCGAAACAGACGGAAACGGAACGGAAACATACGGTAACGATACCGAAACAGAGGAAACAGAAGAAACGAAAGAAACGGAAACGGACGGTAACGATACCGAAACAGAGGAAACAGAAGAAACAGAAGAAAACGAAGAAAACAAAGACGATAAGCAATGAAATACAGCGAACTATTTACAAAGGGTAACGGGATATTCGCAACGGTTTTCAAGACTGAATACCCGACAGAGTACGCCGCAATTTTCGGCGATACCGACCCGACCAAGTTAGACGCTTACGCCTTACTGATGTACGGCGGCAAGACCGTTGTAAGCAGCATAACCAGCGACAACGCAAGCGATGTTGTTTCGGCGGTGATTGCGGTAAACGTGCAAGGCTGGGAACGTGAAGCGGCGGCGATGCTTGCCGACTACGATGTACTGACACCCGTAACGGGGCAAGTTGAACGGACGGAAACCGTAACTTTGCAGGAAAGCACCGACAACACAGAAACGGGCGCAAACAAGGCGTTTAATGACACCGATTTTTCAGACAGCGACCGAAAGACCGCAAACGATGAGAGAAACCGCACAGAGAGCCGCAAAACGACCGAAACCAGCAAAGGAACGGGCGCAAGCAAATCAATTTCAACCGAAATTGCAAAAGAATTGCAGTTAAGGCGTGATAATTGGAGAAAAAACATTATCTTTGCACTTGTAAGCGAGATAACAACGAGTATTTACGAATAACTAATTTTAATTTTTAGCAATATGGAAGTAAAACAGATTTACACGCTTATTAACAGCGTATCGGGTGAAGTTTTGGGCAAAACCGACATTGTGCAGGAAGATTTAACGGGCATTGTGGATTTAGGCACGGAAGTGTTTAACCAAAATGCAGTTGACAACTACGTAAAATCACTTGTAAATCATATCGGCAAGGTGATTTTCGTAAACCGACCTTATGCGGGCAAAGTGCCGAGCGTTTTAATGGATGCGTGGGAGTTTGGCAGCGTATTGGAGAAAATAAGTGCCGATGTACCAGCAGCCGAGGAAAACGACACGTGGGATTTGACGGACGGGCATACCTATTCGCAAGATGTGTTCCACAAACCGACCGTTACCGCAAAGTTTTTCAACTCAAAGGTTACGTTTGAAGTGCCCGTATCAATCACCGAAAGGCAGGTTAAGGAAAGTTTCAGCAACGCCGCACAACTTAACGGCTTTATTTCGATGATTTATGCAGCCGTTGAAAAGTCAATGACTATCAAAGCCGATGCGCTGATTATGCGTACAATTAACAATATGATTGCGGAAACGGTTTTGGCTGATGCGGTTGCGTTTGGCGGTACGGCAGGCAATTTAACCAATGCCGACCTTTCCAGCGCAAGCACTGCAAGATGTGTAAACCTTTTGAAGTTGTACAATGACAAGTATTTCCCTGCAACACCAGGCACACCAAACCCGACCCCGAACCCTGACGCACTGACAGCGGCAAAGGCGATAACCGACCCCGATTTTATCCGCTTTGCGTCTTACGTTATGGGTACGTATGCCGACCGCCTGCAAAGCATTTCGACCGTGTTCAATGTTGGCGGCAAAGAGCGTTTCACGCCGAAAGATATGTTACACGTTGTACTTTTGTCCGACTTTGCAAAGGCAGCGCAAACCTATCTTTATTCCGACACGTTTAACCGTGGTGATGTGCTTTTGCCGCAAGCCGAAACCGTACCTTTTTGGCAGGGCAGCGGAAAGAACTACGATTTCGCCAGCACGGGACACATTAAGGTTAAGGAAAGCGGCGGCAAAGATGTTGAAATTACGGGCGTGTTGGGCGTAATGTTCGACCGTGACGCGTTGGGCGTTTGCAACCTTGACAGACGGGTAACAACGAACTACAACGCGAAAGCCGAGTTTTTCAACAACTATTACAAGTTTGACGCCGGATATTTCAACGATACAAACGAAAACTTTGTAGTATTCTTTATTGAGTAACTCAATAGGTATTAGATTGTTTAACTTTGGCGGTGTGGGTGCAGGTGAAAGCGCACCGCACCGCCTTTTTTCTTTGCAGATATGACAACGATAAACTTTTATTCATACAACGGACACCCGAACACGGTAAACAAGCAGTTGGGCGAATTTACGGCGATTGAGGGCGATTTGCGGCAAACTTTCGATGTGTTGCGCCCGACCGTAACACTACGAAAGCAACCCCGACCGACTTTCAATTATTGTTATATTCCCGATTTGGGGCGTTATTATTTCGTGGAAAGGGTAAGTTTTGAGGGAAACAACGCCTACGAACTTACGTTGCGTGTTGATGTGCTTAAAACCTACGAAAGCGAAATTTTGGCGGCAACGGGGCGTGTATCTGAAAGCGACAACCCCGACCCGTATATTTCAAACCGTGATACGGTTTACAAGCGCACCCCGAATTTCGAGAAAGTGCCGTTTTCTGAAACGGGGCTTTTGAATGAAAACGGGGGTATCATTATGGTAACTTTGAAAGGAACAACCGAAAATTAAAAGAGTATGGCAGTAATTGTAAATATACCTAACGCACACGATGATAACAGCCAGTGGAACGAAAGCGGCGGTTATTGGGATATAAACGTAAGAACGAATGACGGTTATTTGTTTGTAGGCGATATTAAGGCGGTTTATAACAACACAAGCGGCTACCCGAAAAGCGTTGTTTTGGAGCAAAACGGCGCAAAGGTTTGGGCATTTGGTGAGTTGTCCGACACCGATGCAGACACGGAAATAACTATCACGGGAAACACCCGAAGCGAAAACGATTTGGAAGTTATAAACAACATACCGAACACGACCGCAACGGGAACAAAGGGCAGCAGTTATTTTGAAGCAAGCATACAAGTAACGGCAAACGAGGGTTACAAGATAACGGCGGCGCAAGTGGAGTTTACGGACAGTTACGGATACCCCGATACGCAGGACTTGACAATTTCGCCAGACGGTAAAACGGCAAGTTGGGAGTATGACGGTGCAAACACGGACGAGAGTTTCACGCTTACGGGTACGACAGCCAGCGAGGGAACACCCGAACTTAATGTTACGAACAACATAACGGGCAGCGGCGTAACCGAACAACATACGTTTGACGGGGAAACGGCAACTTTCACCGTTACGGGTCAATACAGCCCGAACAAAGTGCGTTTCTTTGACCTCAAAGCGAGTTACACGAACAAGGCAGGGACAGCGACCAAAACGCCGTTTGTGGTGCAGGATTTGGAATACAGCCAACAAGCAACGCTAACCGTTACCGACATAGACCCGACAAAGCCCGTAACGCTTACGGGCAGTTACGATTATGTGGTAGAAATTTCTACAAACCTATCAAATTGCACCGCTAACGAGGACTTGCCGCAATATGTGAAAGACGGGGAAACGGTAAATGTTACATTAACGGCAAACGATGGCACAGAATTTGACACCGAAAAAAGTACACCGCAATTCTATTACAAGAACGCAAGCGGCTACCCTCAAACGCAAGACCTTACGATTTCAAGCGATAAAAAGACGGCAACGGGAAGCATACAAGTAAACACTAATTGGAGCGATTTTGCAGTTATTGGCAGTGCGTACCCCGTTACCGTTGTGGGCGAGCAGTACGGGGCTATAAACGTGTATTTGGTAACGCTTGATGAGTTGGCAGAGTTTAGCGCAAAGCGGTTTTTCAAAGAAACGGAAACAGACCCAAGCACGGGCGCACCCGTATACGAAAACATAGATTTGGGCGCATACGTGAACAAGATACGCCGTATTTACACCAACATAGGGGCAAGCAGCACCGATGTAATACGATGCGGCAACTACAACACGGGCGTATCTTGCCAGCAGCCAGCGCAAGACAAAATAACACTTGATTTCGGCACGGCGGTAGTACCAGCGCACAATGAGGACAACACCGACTACGAAAGCGAAATACAAATCTTTTTGCCGTTTGCAGGCTTTGTAAACCTCAATACAGATTATGCAGGTAAAACGATAGCTTTGCAGTACGTTATAAACGTGGTAACGGGCAACGGGGTTGCGCTTTTGTCCTGCAACGGCATTGTATTTCAAGTTGAGGAAACCGAACCGAGCAGCGAAATAATACATCTTTCACCAAGCACCCAAGTTAAAACCGTGGGCGGCGATGATTGGAACGAAATGTTATATTACGGTTTAGAACCTTACATTTATTGCAAGTGGTACGAGAGCGCAAGCAACGGGCGAAACACCGACAGACAAACGGGCATTTTAGGCGATTTCAGAGGGTTTAATATCTTTGATGATGTAACACCTATCCACACCGCCGAAATGCTGACAGAAGAACAGGAAATGATATACACGGCTTTGTCTGACGGCGTTTATATTGAGTAACTGAAAGGCAGGATAAAAAGAAAGGCGGCAACTTGATTGTTACCGCCTTTTCTTTTGCTTGCTGATTGTTATTTGTCTTTCATAATATCAACGCCCGTTAAACCGATGTACAAGTTTGTCGGGTAACATTCGCAAAAGGTTTTGAAACGCCCGATAAGTTTTTCAGTTGCGATAAAGTCGTATGCTTGATTTTTGCAGGCGACTTCTTTTGCGAACTTGTTGCGTGTGTCACGGTTAAACACGATTTGATTTTCTAAAACGCCGACACCCGTTTGCAGGCTTTCGGCGATGCTTTCAAGGTTTGTGCGAATTTCGGGCGCATTTGCCGCCAAAAACTCAATGTGTTTCTTACTTCGCAATAACATTTCTTGCAATGCGTTCAACACTTTCTGATTTTCAAAAATTAAATCTGTTGTTTTCATTTTTATAAAGTATTTAATTGTTTAACACGGTGCAAATGTAAGCATTTTATTTTAATTGCAAGCGGTTGGCGTGTTATTTTGTGTTAAATTATTCTTTTAACTTTGTTTAACAGTGTTCCACGTGAAACATTTTATTTCGTGCATCGGTGCGGCAGTGTTCCACGTGAAACAATTTCACGGGCGCACACGCATAACAAAAACCGTGCCAAAGTCGGGTGCAAAATGTTAAATTTTGGTAAAGTGGCGACCCAGCAAAAACCGTGCCACAAAGTGTTGCGAAATGTTAAAAGTGCGTTGGGAAACGTTAAATAGGGGTCAGTAGCGTACCTTT